CATAACTACCCTTTTTTAAGTTTTTTGTTTGCATCATAGCAAGCATCCCAAGCAGAACATTTATCACAATCATCATGTTTTTCAAAATCTTTCCCAAAAGTCAAACCTAATTTTATATTTTCTGGGGGACACTTTTCATCTGATGGTTCTTCTTTAGATTCACTTCTCCTTGCACGTCTTCCCTCTTTTGGTTCAGGTTCAGGATCGGGTTCAGGATCAGCTTTTCTTGAACGTCTTTCTGTCTTTTCTTCAACTTCAGGTTCTTTTTCTACCTTACGACTTTTACGTTCCTTTGGCTCATCATCCTCAACATCTTTCAAACCACCACCATCAGGTTCTTCATCAAGTTCAAAGAAAAGGTTCTTAATTTCATCATAACTCTTTACATTAAGAATAGTATCCAAGTCAGGCACTTCATCCAAAATAGAAGCCTTATAAGGTTCTCTATCGAGAAAAGTTATATTTGTTGCCTCTGGAAAAGGTTTGCCTTTCTCACCTATCGTTTTCCACTTCAGCCGGATTTCCAAAGTCTTTCCTTCTTCCAAATCAGGGAATACTTCATTTTCAGGATTGTCTTTGAGTTCCTCAATAAGCATATCCTGGAACATCTTGTTACTCATATCCCAAACGTAAATATCATCTTCCCCATCAGGAATTACAACATAAAGACTTCTTCTCTGCGGGTATAAAGGAGTTGTTTCCTCTTTTGGAGCACCCTCATCAAATCTTTTTTTCTGGTAATCACAAATAGGACATTTTTTACCTATACTCTTAGGACATAGTATTTTGGAATTGCCTAACCCCCCAACTCTTGTGTGCATTAGAATTGGTCTGCGATACCACAAATCTCCTTCAAGTGCTATTTTATTCACAACATCTTTACAAGGATGATTTGGATCGGATACTGTATAAGGTAAAATATCAAGTTTAATTTTCCTTATGTCTTCTTCTGCCTGATATTGTTTTATACCTTTTGGAAGATTCAAATACGATACAAAGTTCTTTTCAGACCTTTCACCATCTGTTCTTACTTTTCCTCTAAAACTGTTACTTTTTTCTTTCATAATTAAATCATGTTATTAAATTTATAATATGTGTTTTCCAGTTACAATTGCTTGTTCTTTATCATCTGTGATAAGGTTTTTATTATCTAATTCAATCCATGTTTTACATTCATTAATAGTCCCTTCAAACATCAATTCTAATGCTGTATTAGTTAATGGTATCATTCTATAAACCCTACCATAATTACTTGGAGATTCACTTTTGTTTACTATCACCTTATAACATTCCTTTGAGTATGTTCTCATTAGTACACTCAATATCAAATCTACTTTTTCTTCCATTGTTTTTTCTTTCATAATTAAATAATTTTTAGTTTATAATTTTCTGTTCCATTGTGTTTATTAAGATAATCTATTGCTTTTTGAAGTATTTCGGGGGAGTCTTGAAATCCCCCCAACGACTTATTACATTTATTGCATAAAAGTCCTCTTACTTTTCCTGTTAAGTGATCATGATCGACATGAAACACTTTATTGTTTCCTTTTGTATTTCCACAAATAGCACAATAACCGTTTTGATCTTTATATATTTGATGATATTGTTTAATGGTGATATTATACGTTCGTTTTAAATGTGCATTTCTACCTATTTGATAATTGTTAAAAGCATATAGTTTACTTCTTTTTTTATCACAAGATTTACACCTATCTCGTAAACCATTTTTTCTACTTTTATCCTTATAAAATTCAGTAAAATATTTATCTTGTTTACAACCAGTACAAAATTTTTTATCGTTTACAGAATCCATTATATCCTTCTTTTTATTTTCTTCTATATTTTTTAAACGATATTTTTTAGCAATTTCTTTACGTTTTTCTATATTTTTTAAACGGTATTCTTTATCACATAATTTACATGTACTTTGTAATCCTTCTTTTCTGTTTTTTCTTATACTAAATTCAGAAACATCTTTTTCCTCACCACATTTACTACAAACTTTTGTTGGCATATCTACTATTTTTTAATTTAATTTTTACAAAGTCCACATGAATATGCTAATGGGGGATCTGTCAATAAAAAAGCATAATAATATTTGTAACCAATATGTGGTTTATCAACTAAAGTAAAGAATGTATATTTTTCTTTTTCTAATAAATCTTTAAAATCACAATCTATATAAAGATACTTTATTCTTTTTAATGTTTCTAATTTATTTAATTCTTCAAAATAAAAAGGACATTGAGAATCTGGCCATAAATGATCTTCAAAATCTTCCTCAGAGTAACATATTTTACCACACTTGCACTGCATTATATTTGAATTTTTAAATCTTTTCATTCTTTTTTAATTTGTCTTTATAATATACATAAAATTCTAAAACATAATGTTTAAACCCATAATGTTCAATAGGACGTTTAAAATTTATAAACACAATACACAATTTACCTATACTAATAGTGGTATCCACAGTACTTATAAATCGTTCTTCTGTATGTGTATCAATAAGTACAGAAACATCTTTTCTTATTCTAATAAACCAATTATTCAATATTTGTTTATTATATGGTTCTACTTCTTTTTTCATAATTAAATCATGTTATTAAATTTATCATCTAAATATTTATCCAATATATCTAACCATGACCTCATTTGGATTCCTGAAGCCACATAAACAATTATTAACAAAACAATAATACTCAATACTGCGAAAAGAACACCTCCTAAAACTGTCATAATTTACCTCCTTAATCTTGTGCCGATGTTAGATTCTGTTTTCTTTTCTCTTTCTGCTTTCAACTTAGAAAGATCATGAGGAACAGAAGGTCCCGCAAAATAAGACTGACCATGCAATTTAGAAAGTGTTTCAAGCATACTTTTGCGATGTTCAAAAGATTTAACTGCACCTGTTGCACATTTAGATTCATATTTTGCATCTATATATTCTGCACTTGCCTTCTTATATCTTTCATCAGATAAGACTGCACTTGTTACAGATACTTCTGTAACTTTTTCGATTTTGAATTTTTCTGGGTTTGACCTAACTTCTTTATCAATTTCAGCTTTTACTAAATCTCTTTTTTCTTTAGCAATATCCTCTGCTTTTTCAAGTTCTGCTTCAAGTCTTGTGACTTTCAACATAAGTTGAGGTTGATCTAAACACCCCACATCTATTGCATCAGGATCTATTGCAACATCTTTTTCATAATTTAACTTACTTTTTTGAATTGTCTCCATAATATTCCTTCCATTATTAATTTATAAAAATATTCATACATAATTCTATTATAATTTGTTTTTGAATGGCAACTTACACAAAGTGTAATTAAATTATTTTCTCTATTATCTTTTTTCTTGTAATTGATATGGTGAACATCTAATTTAGTACAATGTGATTTACACCAAGGATTTGCACAATGCCAATTATCTCTATTTTTAATCTTTATTTTTAATTCATTTGTAAAATCACATCCATAATCTTTATCCCCACCTTTCCAATTAAAATGCAATTCTCCTGTATTTTTATCACTTGCTTTTTTTACACTTTCATTTGTTTCTTTTGTTAAACCAATATTCCATGAAACATGCCCCTTTAAAGATTTACTTTGATTTTCACACCACTCTTTTGTATGTTTTTTCCCAATTTTATGCAAACTCTTTTTTATATTTTTCCCACTACATTTTTTTATTCTTTCATCTGTATCTTTTGTTAAACCTTTATTCCATGCAGGGCATCCTTTTTTACCTACTTGTGCGTTTGCTTTATTTTTAACACGTGTATCAAGTTCTTTAGTTAAACCTTTATTCCAAGCAATTTGTAATCCTTTTTTCCCTTTATTCCAAGGAATATATCCTTTTTTATTTCCCATAATTTTATGTTTAAAATGGACAAGTTTCTTTTATTTCATAAGTTGGATCACGTTCCCTTTTTACATTGTCTGAAAGTGTGATTGCACGAATGTTGTCATAGACATACCCTTCTTCTGGACGGATTCTATCCACCGACAAAGATTCTGCTGTTTTCCCTTTCTTTTCATCATATCCTGTCTTCATACAAAATGTCCCAAATTGTTCTAATGTCAAACTAAATTCTTTTCCTCTGCGTTTTGCATTCATCTTCAATGTATCATACCAATATTTCAAAGGATATTTTTCACGGTACTTTCTTTTTTCACACTTGTAGCAAAGTTTCCTGTGAAGTCTTGCTTCATTTTGGCAACCTTCTGTTTGACAGATCATTTATCCCACCAGTATATTGTCATTTTATCTGCTATATAATTTATGAATATCCATAAACAACATATTGGAAAGAAAAAAGTAAACCACATCTTATACCAATTAGTTTCCCACTAATCTACATAAGAACTAACAAAAATATTTGAAAGTATTCTACCAAGAATTAAATAAATTATACTTCCTATAAAAATAATTACTAATTTTTCCATAATATTTTAATTTTTAGTTATTGAATATGCTTTAAAAACCAATCCTGGAAATCCTGTGTTGTAAAAAGGATCAAACATTTCTTCCATAATCAACCCTGCACGAGTATTGTCCTCTTTCAGCAAAATTGCCTGACAATACCCAAGAACAATTCTCCGAATAGTTTCTTCTTCCTGTCCTTTCAAACCTACAAGAATTTTGTTTACCTTATTCCAACTTTCATGATTTATCAAAGCACGACACAATTCTATCGCTTGCGATTGTACTTCAGCAGTTTGCTTTGCCATTTCTAACCTACGTTCAGGAGCAACACTCAAAACCTGTTCAAGAATCTGTAAAGCGTTCCTTGGATGACAAAGACTGTCTTGGATAATCTGATCATACACTTCTTGTTCCAAAATTTCCCCTTCTTCCCTTACAATTTTCCGAAGCAAAGAGAACATCTGTGAATCTGTCAGGGGTTTCACTTGAAACTGTTGACACCTTCCCTTTATGGTAGATAGCAGTTTTTCAGGGTCTGTTGTAGCAAGGATAAAGTAAACATGAGGGGGTGTATCTTCCAAGATTTTAAGAAAGGCTTGCTGTGCTGCCCCTGTAAGTTTTGCTGCTTCATCCATTATCCATACTCTACAACTTCCTTCTAAGGGTGCATACTGACTGTTTTTAATGATTTCACGAACCGTGTCAACCCCATTAACGTCAGAAGCATTTAACTCTCGCAAATCGTCTCCTACACACCCTAAACGTGAAGCAATGATTCTTGCAAGAGTTGTCTTCCCACAACCTGATTGCCCATATAATAATGTTGAGTGGGGAAACATTGCTGGATTTGACAGCATCTTTTCAAGTGATTGAACAATGTCAGTGTTGCCTTTTATTTCTGATAGTTCACTGGGTCTATAACGCAAATACAAACTCATACTATTTCTATTTCTTGTAATTCAATAAAATCATTTGGTGTTCTCCAAGAAAAGTCAAAAGCATCAAAAACATACCTGTAATGACTATCCGATTGTATTGTACTATTCTTCTTTTCAGCTAGGAATCTCATAAATCCAATAGCTTTCTGTTTATCAAAGAAACCAGCAGTAACATCATTGTTTTCATAATATGCACCGTCTATAACTAAATACGCTTTCATACTATCTTATTTACATTGTTAAGTACTTCTTTTTTATATCTTTTATAAGCATTTAATATTTGGTATTCTTTCATTCCAGAGTACCACGTTAAAAATTTAAAAACGTGTTTATTTATATTTTTTGCAGCAGAATAGACATTTGTTGTTCCATCATAACGATCATATTCTTCCTCCATTAATTTTAGTATTTCCTCTTCCATACTACTTAATTTTATTACAACTTTTTAATGCCCAACCACTATACCCAAAAGCACAAGCATTTGGTAATTTGTAACTATCCCTATTGGGACTTTCTACAAGATGATATTCATAACCATACTTCCTGATTATCTTTTCCGGTCTGCCCACTTGATAAACTTTTGAATTTGTTTTCATAATTATAATTTTATAAAGTCCACAGATTCAGAGTAATATCCATTAGATTCTCCTAACCAACGAATAGTCACATATCCTTTAATTGTGGCAAGTTTATAAAATGTCCAAGTAAAAGAATCAGGGTATTCTATTTTATTAAAAGTATCCTCACTATTTGTGCTTTCTTCTGCTTGTGTTAAAGGATTTCCAATTAGATCATCTAAATCACCTTCAATATCTTCTATTCTAACATACTCACAACAATCTGATTCATGGTAGGCTTTGAAGGTTTCCCCCTCAGTTGTTTTAAAGATAAGTTCAACATCACTTTTTTCTATTGAAACAAGTGTTTTTCCAAGCAAGTCTTTAAATGCAGCATAATTTATCATAATTTTCTATTTTATACATTATACAAAAAATATTTTAGAATTGTTGATATTTTTCAACTTATTATTCATCTATTTTTTCTGACCAAGGTTGATTAACAGAACCTATGGAATATTCAACAGAAAGTGGGACATTAATCCATTTCCAAAAGTTTGGGAGGACTTCTGTTACTATCTTATTGATTTTCTCTTTCAGGTATTCCACCTCATCAGGATAAGCACAAATTATTTCTGAATCGTGGATTTGTCCTATTAAACGGGAATCTAATTTTTCTTTGGTAATTAAAGTATCTGTATCAATGAAAGTTTTCAGTAAACAATGAAATGCACTCCCTTGAGAAGGATAATTGCAAACCATTTTCTTATCCATTACCCCCGAACATTGAAACCCTGTAAGCGTTGTAAAATAACCATACTTTTTATAAGTCTTCCACCACATATCTTTCCACTCTGTATATTCTTCAAACCTATTTCTCCAAAAATCATCTTCTATTTCTTTAATATGATCTACGAAATTGTCAAATGACTTTATTCCTTTACTTATTAAATGGTCAGATAAAGTTATATCCCCAAGTTGTATTCCCTGTCCTGCTTTCCATTTTCCTTGTGGGAGTTGCCCTTGGGTACAAGCCATGTTATTAGCACAATTCTTATAATAATCCCCATAGAATTGAGGGAACACAAACCCATTTTTTGCCATATATCTCAAACCTTTGTGTATTGCTTTATCATAACTGTCAAGTTTGAATATCTGTATTGCCATATCCCTGTGCATATCCGTAGTAGGGTCAGACACATACTTAACAAGGTTTGTATCCTTATTGTAACAAGCATTTACAGCAACCTCAATACTCTTAAAATCGACTTCCATAAATTGGCAACCATTGGGTGGGATAATAGCAGTACGCACAATTTTCATTGCCTCTGGATCACGTTTGGGTGTATTCTGCATGTTTGGACTTGTACAACTAGACCTGTAACTAACCGCCAAATGTAAATTGTAACTTGGGTGAAGCACACCATCGACTTGTTCCGTCATGAAACCCTGCAACACATCCCTGCATTTCTTCAACTTCCCCTTTTGTGCCAAGGCTTTCAGTTCAGGAATATTAAGTGCATCCAAAGCCTCTTCGTCAGTTGAACCTTTACCGGTTTCGGTAAGTTTTGCAGGTTTCAGCTTCTTGATGTTGTACAAATAATTTGAAAGTTGTGTAGGAGAATTGATATTGACTTTTCCACTTGTGGAATGTTCCCAGTGTTTGAAGAACGAGGTTTCTTTAAATTCTTCTTCCAAGGATATCATCTTCCTTTCGAGTTGATGGATTTTCCTTATACAGTAATCAACATCTATACAAAATCCGTTTGATTCTGCTCTCTGTAAGGCTAAAGTACCATCATGTAGTAAACGATATGCTTGTTCTGTGTGGGGAT